ATTTGTTGTTGTATCAAGAACTTCACCATATCTACACACTCGAGTGATGGGGTGGATTGGACAGGACAGAGTGTACCTACTACAGAAGCTTTACAAGCGATAGATTGGGTCTCCAGAATTAGGATTATTTGCGGTTGTTTCCTTCAAGGGGGATTTGATAACATCACCTGATGGTTTCATATGGACACTTAGAACAAAACCAAAATGTAAATCAAGGTTATTCAATGTGTTGGTCTAAAGAATTAGCGGTATTTGTTGTAGGTTATGTGAATGAGTTATCTATCTCATCAAATGGTATTGATTGGACACTTGCTGCTACATTGAACGGGACTTGGAGAAGTATTGCATGGTCTCCAAAACTTGGATTATTTGTTGCGGTTAGTAATTCTAGAAGTTTTATAATTACATCACCTGACGGTTTAAATTGGTCTGAAATTGCTGTCTCATTTAGATATAGTGGAATTGTTTGGAGTGATATTGGTATATTTTTAGCGGTAGGAACCGGAGGATATATAATGTATTCAAATGATGGAATCAACTGGGTTGAGAATGTTTTGAGTGGTGTCTTACAATGTGTTTGTTGGAGTGATGAATTAGGTATATTTGTCGTTGTTGGTAATAATTCCGTTTATACAAGCACATTAAAAGGGAGACCTCCTACAATGCATAATACTTTTGATAGTGAATTTAATAGTATAGATGAAGATGGGACATGGAATTTTAATTCTTTAACCATTTCAGGTGATTTAGTAATTGGAACAACGAATGTAATTACTGAAATTGGCACGAAGCAAGATACGATAAATGACGGAGATTTAACCATAGCAAAAACGAGTGGATTACAAACAGCATTGAATAATAAATACGATGATACAGGTGGGACTATTGATGGAAATGTAGATATTAGCGGTGACTTGAGCGTGTCTGGAATCACGACTACAAGCACATTAAATGCTTCTACTATCGATTCGAGTGGGAATATTACCAGTCCAAACTGGAATGTTCTAAAACCCGTTTTTGATTTAACTAATAGGTTTCCTAATAGTAGTTCCGCAACACAAGTAACGGTTGCGACGAATGTAGTGATTACAGGTAATTTTATTCTTCATTATTATAATTCGGGTTTTAAGACATCTACAGGTGTTGGTACATTTCAATTATATGCTGTTCCAAATGCGGGAGGTTCAAATATACTCATTGGAGATTTGAGTCAATACTTCAACACGGCAAGTTTCCATCTCGCATTTAGTCAGTCTAATTATGTGACAAATGTTCCTGCTGGGACTTATTCGTTATTATTAACTCGTGATACCACGGCATTGAGACACGATGCGAATGACTTCTTGACCGTAATAATGGAAATGGTTCCATTTTAATTTCTAATGATAATATAATGGATTACTTTATTACACTCACGTTGAAATATCCAAATAAACAATTTTTTATCAAAGATACTTACGATACTTTAGAATGGTTTGAAAAAAATATACCGAAACCAAGCGACGAAGAACTCAAAGAATATTGGGAAGTAATAAAAGGAGATTATTTTAAAGAAAATATGCGTGAAGAGCGTAACCAACTATTACAAGAGAGTGATTTCAGAGCGGTTTCAGATTACCCGCAACGAGACAAATGGATAGTGTATCGACAAGAGTTGAGAGACTTCCCGAGTGTGTGGACGCCCGAGACACCGTTTCCCGAAAAACCCGATAAAATAATATGTACCTATACTATGTATATATTATTAATCTACAACGAGCAAGAGTGTAAGCAATTAAACTGTATATGGTTATATAGCACCATTAAAGAGTTGATGGAAAACACAAAAAACATTATTAAGTATAGTGACATAAATCGTAAAACAAGAATTTATAAGACAGCAAAAAAGCTTTTTTTCGTGTGTTAAAAAATTTCAAGTGCAGATAGAAAAAAGTATTTCAAATAAAATCTAGTACTATATTATAATGCCGTCTAAATATCTATTTTTAGAAAATGCTAACCGTAGTTTGAGCGTATGGGACAACCTACCTACCTTGCAGCAATCTTCTCGTGAATGCTATATAAGCGTGGCTTCCGTTAAATTAATCTTTGATGATGTTCCGCTCTTTTATGCTGTGAAACTTAAAATAGATTTGCCAGTCATAAACTACGCATCGTCTTCCAACAGTATCCCCGTGATTGCTATGTTGTCGCAAGGCACGAATAACATTACTTCGGCGGGAACAACAGAAAATAAAGTATTTGAACTTATCCACGCCGACCAGATACAATTATTTAGTAATGATAATCTTAAACGAGCAAAATTTGTATTAGAAGACGAAGATGGTACGGAGATTGTATTAGATGCTGACGATAGATTAGATATTATGCTAAAATAGATTACGTAGACCAACTAGCAGTCACGAATCAATATATTGGCGAAATACCTAAGCATCTTTAGAGAGCATCTTCACGATTATTTATGATGATATTATTACCTTCACTACTACTATCATCGTTTTCGTACATATCAATCTTAACTAAATGGTCTCGTTTATCGTTGACGAGAATAACTTCACTCTGTTCCACCAGTTTCACATAAGACGAGTATGCTTTGTTTAAGAACTCTAATTCTGAGATACCTCTTTGTTCTTCTGTTAAGGATAAAAACTTATAAATGTCTAGCGACAAGATTTTAAACTTTATAGATAATTCTTGTTCTATGGCAAGAGTTTCATTTATCTTCATATACAACTTTATCGACGTAAGGATAGTGATGACAATAGAGATACCACAAGAGACGACGCTAATGAGTTCTTGGTCTAAAAACACATCTGAACCTACTGCAAAACTCCCAGAAAATACAGACAATATAATAGTAGGTATCTCAAAATATTTTGAGACGTGTTTGTAGTATAGATAATTAATAGTGTGACGCTTCGCTTGTAACACACAGTTAAGACGTAGTTTATTTAGCAGAGTTTCCATAACATATACAAATAAAAAATTGTATATGTTATTATGAGTTCCTTTACAGGGGAGGTTCGCTGGAAATGTTGCTTCTCTTTTAATTAGAAGTGAAATACTTGATTTACAATTATTATTATTATTATTATTATTATTATTATTATATTATTATTATTATTTTTTACTAGGAAGGAATATAGAATATATTCTAAAGGGGATAAGAAGGGGCTGTTAGAAATGTTAGAAATCGTGCCCCAAATATGACAAAGTATCCCATGAGAGGAGATATTAAATATACTTTACCGAAATAGGGGCAGGATTTCTAACATTTCTAACACCTTATGGTTGGTGGCCTAACTCCTCGTCGTCAGTATCACAATCGTCGGGCGGTTTCAATTTAATACCGTGTATCCTCTCACAATCTACAACTTTCCCACCAACTCTGGACGGGTTATTCCGAAATTGTCTCTTCAAAACGATATGGTTGCTAATCAATTCGCTAAACGCTTTCTTGTTAAGGTTTCTCTTCTCTAATTTAGTAAGGTTAGAATATAGGTCACTTGCTTTGTATAAGTCAAAGACATCTTTCACCTTCACATACTCGCTATTGTCTGCCGTTGTTTCATAATTTTCCATCATCCAACCATACATCTCGTCACTGCCCAAAACATATTGTTTAGATAAATTCTTAATACGCTCAGGGATGTAGAGCTTTGCAGGTGCATTTTCCAAAATATAGTGAAAGAAAGCACACGAATGTTCTATTTGCCATACCTCGGTCTTGTATTCTAAATTGCCTTGGTAGATGCCCTTACTTTCATCTACGTCGTCAGGATTAGACACGAATGTGCTCTCAAAAGGAATATCCACGATACGCTCCAGCACACTGGTATCCATGCGTCCGCTCAACAATAGTTTCTTGTTTAATTCAATTATCAAAACCATCCACAACAAAGTGGTAGTAACTCCACAGTATAAACCACGAGCAGCGATTTCAGAACAACCCGTTAATTCTTTCGCAAAACCAGTTTGTATTTTACAACCATCTTCAGGTTCGCTGCTAACCACCATACGCATTTTATGTAAGTTGGCCAGTTCTGGATTAGCACCAGTTTTTTTAACTTCTTTGGTTAAAACTTCAATGGACATTTTGTAAGCGTATTGTCCCAGCAATTTAAATGCCAGTTCGTTTATCAAGCCCTTGCCATTTCTGCCTTGCCCGTTTGCAATAAACAATTTCTCCGGGTGTTCTCCCGATAGACACAATCTTAGCACACTAAGATAACACTTACCTACTTCAGGGTCGGGGAAAATGCTTTGGAATACTTTCGCAACCGTTGCTATTTGTGTATCAGTAGGGTTAACATAATCACGACCAGTATTTTGTGTGATATAATCTTCTTTTTTGATGTCATAGGGTAGTCCTGTCTTCAAGTCAAACGCTTTATTCTTGAACGCAAATATATATGGTTTGTTATCAAATATATCTTCTGTGTCACAATGTTCGCTATACATTTTATCCATTACAAAACTACAAACATTACTGAGTTTATTTTTCTGACATACTTCTTTCAGGTGATTAAGTGTAGTCGCATATTGTTTCATATCGTCTTTTAAATTACCCAATTGTTTTTCAAAATGTTCTCTGATAGTATCACCAATCATCGTTCGCAAAATATGCGGTTCTTTCTTATCTATAATTCTCCAGTGATTACGATAGTATAGGTACATAGTGCTATTAGATACGATACAACAATCCCCAGCTAGTTCCCAAAATAATTCCGAAAAATCTCTATCGGTTGGTTCTGTTGAAAATGGTTTAGCGGTCATCTTATAATATAGGTCATTATTAGATAATTTAGCATAATGCCGTAATGTTCCTTCACTTGCGGTAATATTTTCAATAGAGTAACTATTCCACAACGCAATAAAACCATCTTCCGTAAATCGGTCGCTTTTCATAGACGTTTCTCTTGCTTGTTCTTCCGTGAAACCACATTTTTTCATAGCACATATAATTTTTATCCAAGCGTCTCGGTCATCCAAATAGGAAATAGCAATGATGTTTACGATTGATTGAAGAAGACTTACCTCTGCTGTGGGTGCTTGAGTAGTGGTTGTTGTCTTGTCTTCTTGAAACTTGTCCGTCTTAAAACATTTCTTAAAACTTTCTGAATCAACATAAGAAGGTTCATC